GTGGTTCCGGCTTTTTTGGGCGAAGATATGACTTTGATTTGTCGAAAAATGTCGAATTGTAATCTATTGTGTTATAGCAGAATTGGAAGTATTATAAAAAGAAAATATATATGGGAGAAGAGTATGAAGAAAAGAAAAGTAAGTTATAGAATTGGTTCAATAGCTGTGATAGTATTGTTTGAGTTGGGAGGGATTTGTCTTATTGCATTGGCAAATATCCCATTTAAAAATCCGTATATATGGTGGGAATCATGGGGAAGGGATACTGCTAGTAATGCTGGGACAACAATACTTGTTGCAGGCATAATATCGCTTTTGATAGAAATAAGCACATTAAAAAACTTTTTTCAGGATTCTATGAAAAATATATTGAATGAAGATTTTCCATTTAGCGCATATTCAGAAGAAAATTTAGTGAATTTCAAAAATCTTATATCATCATATCTTATTGGAAATACAATGAGTAAAGAAGAACTGAAGAAAGATACTATATATAGCTATGAAGATCAGCTGTTGCAGTTAGCTAAGGGAAAATATTATGATTATCATCGGGCTGAATATACAGTATATCCAGATGAAGAGAAAGAAATGATTCGTATAAATGCAACTATAGATTATCGTATTATTAACAAAGAGGGAGAAAAAAATGAAATTAGATTTAAAACAAAATCTTATGCGTTAAAAGATACACAAGATAGCTTTAATCTGAAAAAATTGACAATAAATAGACAGGAGGTAGAGACTAAAAACCTCGTGAAAATCGAGAGAATAGATAAACAAGAAGAATCCAATTTCTATGATTATAAAGTGAAAATTGAAAAAGATCTAGGAAAGATTAAAAAGAATGATGTACATATAGAATATGAGTATTGGGTGCCTATGTATGATAAATTGCAGAATTACAAAATTACCTTACCATGTCGAAATTTAGTGCACCGAATAAGAATAAAAAATAACTGGGAGTTGAGAGGATCTGCATATACGGCATTTTATTATAGACAAGGAGAAGCAGATGCTAAGTATAAAATTGAACAATCTTTACCGGATGCATTAAGTATAAATTTTAATGGCTGGATATTTCCTGGAGCAGGCTATTCTGTATATTATGATCAAAAAAATTGTGAAGAAAATGAAAAATAACTTTACATTTTTAAATTTGATAGTATAATAGCTACAAAAGGAGGTTGATGTTATGATGCTATATTATATGGGAGATACCGAATTTTAAGTATTTTAAAGTAACACAATTACGTAATATAAAAGACAAATAGTCAAAACACTAAAGAGGCAGTCTCTCCGGAGACTGCTTTTCCAATATAAAACAGAATATTGAATATACAATAAAGCACTCAATGCCTTATGACATGATGCCTCTTAAGCAGACAAGGTAAATAACCGGATCTACTTAAGGGGAAGCAGGGAAAGGCATTGGGTGCTTTTTAGTGCTTTATTCTTCTGTATAATCATTTGAGTTATTATTTTTACTTTCGGTTGAAGAATGTGAAGATTCTCGTAGAAAGTTTAAATCAGGTATTTTTAAATGCCTTAATGATAATGTTGGGGGCACATAAGTACCTTCAGAGGTTAAGCCAGCTGCTTCTAGTTCGCTATCGTTTGGTTCATGACACTGGGGCAATAATCGTTTATCAAGCCGCATTAAAGCATAATCCATAACATCTTCGATTAATTCATCTAATTGGTTATTTGGACAATAAAATAATTTGTTTTGAGGATTTTTTATGATAAACCCTTTGCTTAGTCTCATCGGGGTATTAAGTATGCTTATTCCGGAAGCTTCGTCTTCGTTTTCCGGTATCTCATATAGTTCATAATTATAAAAATTAAGTAAGGTATCGAAACAATTAGCTTTTTGATAATTAGTGGTATCAGATTTAGTTTTTTCTTCGGGAAAAATATTGTTATCTCTACAAAGTAAATAATCTGCACGAACATGTAAAACTTTAGCGAATTTATTAGCTGCATCTACAGTAATCTTACGCTTACCTCTTTCAAACATACAGACCGTTTCTTTTCTATAGTGTACTCTGTCCCCTAAAGCTTCTTGGCTATATCCTGAGAGAAGTCTGCACTTTTTTAGGCGCTGTCCACATTCAATGTTAATGTTCATGTTAACTTCCTCCGTTTTTGTTTATTTTAAAGATGATTTAAGTAATATTAGAATGATTTAGAAATGTTAAGTTAATTAACATGTGAACCATAAATGCTGTTAATTTTATTAACATCTATGTTATAATAATACCATAAAGAAATACATAAGGCAATGTGAAATCAGACAGAAAGCAGAGGTATTTATTATGAGAAAAACAACATCATATCCAAGTTCATCTTCAGACGCGTTAAGTGTTGATACTGCTGGATTGCAGAAAATGTTGAATTCGGGAAGGCAGACAGCAACGCAGATTGGTATGGCAGCAGGCGCAAAATTTTGTGTTGGCAGAAGAGTGTATTGGAATGTAGCAAAGATCAGAAAATATCTGGATGAGATTTCTGAGTAAAGCGGTGATTCTATGGGAGTATACGAAAACCTGTTGTCGGGTAAAGATAATGTACGAAGAATAAAAGACGTTAAATGTTCGCTGAAGGAGTTGGAAGAATGAGCGAGTATCCAAGCATGTACGATGCCGCCATTGAGTACGCAAAAAAAGGATTTGCTGTTTTTCCATTGAAATATCGTGATAAGGTACCACTTACCAGAAATGGATGTAAAGATGCAACTACGGACGCGGCTCAGATAAAAGCCTGGTGGCAAAAATACCCAAACGCAAATATAGGTCTTGCGACTGGCTCAGTTAGCCAGAATGTATTTGTAATTGATTTGGACATTGACGAAGATCGCGGAATAGATGGATATCATTCACTTGAAGATTGGCAGCGCGAACACGGTGATTTCCCAGAAACATGGACGGCTATCACGGGGCGTGGCGGATACCATTTGTACTATCGTGGAAATGGCAAAATAAAGAACCGGGCCGGAATTATTGATGGCGTAGATATTCGTGGAAATGGTGGCTATGTAGTAGCTCCTCCATCAATACATAAGAATGGCAATCGGTATGAATGGGAATATTCACCAGATGAATTTGAAATTGCAAAGGCTGATAACAATGTGATGTATTTTTTGAATCACGACGATCATAGACAGAGTGCATCGTTTACTATGCCGAATATTGTGTCTGCTGGACAGCGAAATCAAATGCTGTTCCGGTTCGCATGTATGATGCAGGCAAAAGGCGCGTCCGATCAGTCGGTCTTTGCTGCAACTATGGCAGAAAATGAATCATCCTGCTCGCCGCCGCTGACCGAACAAGAGGTCAGGATCATTGTATCGAGTGCTACTAAATATGATAAAGGAAAGCCTATTCATATAGATTCTGAAGGAGTTGCTACACGAGAAAACAAAGATGATGTTATTGGAAATCCGGAACGGGTTCTTAACTTCCTTGATTGTAACCATGATAAAGATGGGAATATAAAAAGTGTAAAACAATTTGTACATAATTTTGAAATCGTCATGGATAAAGATGACCGCTTTGCTGGGAAAATACGGTTTAATGAATTTGCACAGCAACTTTATTTGTGTGGTAATGTGCCTTGGGAAAAAGAGGACAATTGTAGAGCTTGGAGTAGTCATGATGATTCAGCCCTGTTTTCACTGATACAGGCTGACTATGGGCTTAAAAGCCGACAGGACTTTGCAGATGCATTGAAAAATGTTTCTATGCGTAATAAGTTCCATCCGGTAAGAGAATTGCTGGATTCCCTTACATGGGATGGAAAAGAGCATATAAGAAGCCTGCTGCCGGAATATCTTGGAGCAGAGGATTCTGATTATACATACCAGGTAATGCGCTTATGGATGCTAGGAGCTGTTTCAAGAGTGTATAAGCCTGGGAGCAAATTTGATTATACAATCATATTACAGGGTTCGCAGGGCATTGGCAAGAGCACATTTCTGAAATTGATGGCTTTGGACGATTCATGGTTCAATGATTCCTTAGACAGTCTGGATTCAGATAAGGCAGTGCAGTCTCTTACAGGTTCATGGATAATTGAGCTTGCAGAGCTTAAATCATTGGCAAGGACGGCGGGCGGTGTGGAGAGTGTAAAGCGATTCCTGACAGCCACACAGGACAAATATAGGATTCCTTATGAGCGGCGGGCAGACACATTTTACAGACAGTGTGTATTCGCCGGAACTACCAATAAAGATGATTTCCTACAGGATGAAACGGGAAATAGGCGTTTCCTAATTGTCCAGACAGGCGTTAAGAAACCATCAAAAAGTCTTTTTGTGCCAGAAATTATGGATACAATCAAGCTGGCTTGGGCCGAGGCTGTACATATTTGGAAAAATGAGAAGCCACAGCTGATACTTCCAGAAGCATATATGCAAGAGGCAAAGGAACTTCAAGAGGCGAATATGGCGGATGATGGCAAGCGGGGGATTATTCAGGAATACCTGGAAGGTAAAACACAGGTATGTGCTAGGGAAATATGGGAAAAAGCGTTAGGGGAAAACGTATCGCCTAGAAAATATCAGATCACAGAGATTAATGATATTATTGCTAAAGTACCAGGATGGAAAAAACTGAAAAGCCCTCGTAATTTTAAAGGATATGGTAAACAGCGCGGATTTCAAAAAACGGTGCTACAAACTGAGAATGAAAAGGCTACAAACTTTTCTGAGTTTGTTCCAACATCACGGCAAGAACAGATGGAAATACCATTTGATTGAGAGCTTAATGAAGAATGTAGCTGACTTTGTAGTTAGATTGTAGCTTGCTTAAACCCAGTATTTACAAGGCTTTCTACAATAACTACAAAGGCTACATTATATCAAAAGAATTATATAAATATAAGAATATAGGTATAAAAGAGTATATATATAAGTTTAAACTCTTTGGGAAGATTGTAGCTGTTGTTTTTGTAGCTTTGGTAGCTACGAATTTTATAGGCGGTGATTCGCCGGAAAGGAAAATGATATATGAAAATAATGACACAGGATAAAACACGAGTTTTAAATTTCAAAATGACGTATATCAGTTACGTAAGTAAGAACCGTATTTGTGAGGGTGATTTTGGTATTGCGGAATATGCAAGTCCAGAACGCGCGAAAGAAGTGTTGAATGATATGTTTCAAAAGTATGCAGCAGGAGAAAAAGCGTATATCATGCCGGAGGAGTAACCAGTGAACGATAAAGAAGAATTAAAACAGATATATGACATCTTCACGGACTGCTGGAGGTTATACAAAAAGCTGTATCCTCCGGGCAGGCCTGAAGACGATGTATACTGGCAGGGAGTGGTGAAAGAGATAGAAGTATTACGGAAGAATCATCATCATTCCCGGTTGTGTGAGGACCTTCTTTTAGCAGTAGCAAAAGATCTGGAAAACAAAGCCAAAAGAAATAATCCGGTTGCCAGTATAAAAAAGTAATAATATGGGATTATTGCCATTAAAGATCATATCACGATATGGAAAATGGTGCAAACTGTGGTAAACATGTACCACAACTGTGGTCAGGTTTGATGGTAAAATATATATAACAGGTAATATTTCATTGTTGCGGAGGTGATTTTGGTGGTAGTTATTGGTCTTTTGTTATTTGTGATTGTGTGTGAGCTGGCAGCGATTTATGACAGACAGAATGGAGGTAAGTGACATGGGAAGAAAGAAACAGATTTCAGATCAGAGACGTTTATACACGGAAAGAATGAGGTTGCAGAAGGGGGTATTTAGTTCTCTGGCTAATGCGGCTGGACATATCGGAGAGCTTTATGCGGATTTCGTTCAAAGTGATGAGGTACGTAATTCCATGAAAGCTACAGCGGATAAAGCAATTGAATGCATGGATAATATCAAAGAACTTAACGAGCTGGAAGAACAGCTGAAAGCAGAAGAGCAGGAAAGCGAGGATGAGGATTAATGGAGAAAGTAGTAGTTCAAACCGGTGCGAAGACATACCAGATTACTGATCAAGACGGAAATGATCTGGGCGTGTTCAGATTTATTCCTTCAGATGCAGGTATTTTAAAGAGGTATAAAGAGGCAGCAGCGTTTTTTACTGGAATCAATGACAAAATCAAGGACAAAGACTTCGAGGAAATTCTTCCAGATTTGGAAAAGGAAGCCGGGGAGAAGATTGATCTGTTGTTTGGTGCTCCTGTATCAGAGAGCTTCTTCAAGATTACCAGTCCGTTTACAGTCCTGGAAAGCGGAGAGACCTTTGCAGAGCAGATTATCACTGTAATTGGTGGAATTATTGAGAAAGAGCTTGAGGCGAGAGAGAAGGCGCAGCAGGAGCGGGTGAGAAAATATATCGCTAAATATACGAAAGAAGAAAGCAAAGCGTAAATACATATAACAGGGCTGTCCTGGTAACGGGATGGTCCTGAGTATATAACGGCATTGGAAACAGGATTCAGTGCCCGAACCTCAAATAGTTTGGAGGCAGATATAACATGGCAGATGGTTCAATTATCATTGATACCAGGATAGATACCGGCGGTGTGTCGAAAGGAATGAACGCTGTAAAGGTTGGAATGACCAGGATATCCGCGCAGGTATCGAAGATGGGCGATTCAGCAAAAAGTTCTTTCCAGAGGCAGATAACAGCGATAACGGACCTGTATCAGAACTACGAGAAGCAGGAACGTAAAGTATCAGAGCTAAAATCAAAGCTCGAAGAACTGAGCAAGGTCAGAATCGAGACGGAAGAATATAAAAAGCTCAAAGACGATATAAAAGCTCTGGAAGATGAGTTTGAAAAGGTTGAGACAAAACAGCGTGAATGGCTGGATATGGGATTTTCAATAAATTCTGCGCCGCTGAAGAAACTTGACGAACAGATGGACGACATCTGGGCGGATATTGACAGGCTACAGCGAAAGCAAAAAGAGATGCAGACGACCGGAAGGGCCTATGTGGATCCTACATCGACAGATGCGTATAAAAGCACAGCTGAGAAGTATAATACGGAATCGCAGAAGCTGGAGCACATAAATGGAAGGCTGTACTCTTCATACAATAAACTGAAGAATAAGGTTGAGGAATACCGGCAGAAAAATAGCCGACTTGTGCAGGTAATGCAGAATTTGCAGAAAGCTGCTGCTCGTGTAGGTATGGTTGTGAAGAATATGGGTTCCGCATTAAGAAGTGCTGGTTCTGCTATCAAGAGCATGGTTTCAGCGATGAAAAAGGCTGTAGAAAACATGTTTAATCTGAACAAGCAGACGGACCGGTCGAGAATGAGCCTTTCCCGGATGCTGGGAATGTCGTTGTTGTTTTCAGGGGTATCCCGGGCGATAAGCGCTGTCAGTGATGGTGTAAAAAGTGGATTTGAAAATCTGGCACAGTATTCTAACAGTACCAATTCAGCAATATCGTCTTTGATGTCCAGTATGACGAGGCTGAAGAACTCGTTTGCTACAGCATTTGCACCTGTCCTCACGGTGGTAGCTCCGATCATGTCAAGATTTATTGATATGATATCACGTGCAATTACTTATGTGGGAATGTTTGCAGCAGCATTAACCGGACAGGATACTTTTGTAAAAGCCGTTGGAGTGCAGGAAGACTATGCGGCAGGACTGGAAAAGACTTCAAAAAATACAAACCAGGCGGCTAAAAGTACAAAAAAAACCAATAAAGAAACAGAAGGATATCTTTCTACTCTTGATGAAATCCAACGGTATACATCAAATAAAAATGATGATTCGGCAACAGATGGAAATGGCATAGGAGATACCGGAGGGTATACAGCACCTACACCGGCACAGATGTTTAAGAAGGTTCCAGTTGCTAATTCGATCAAAGGAATTGCGGATAAGATTAAGAAATTAATCAAATCGGAAGATTGGGAAGGCCTGGGGAAATATATTGCCAGTGGAATAAATAAGGGGCTTAAGAAAGTCTATGAAGCAATCAGCTGGAAAAAGGTCGGTCCAGAGATAACAAAATTCTGCGATGCTTTTACCCGAACATTTAACAGCCTGGTTGATAATATAGACTGGAAATTATTAGGACGGACTGTCGGCGCGGGAATCAATACGATTGTCAATACCTTAAACCTGCTGATAACAGGAATAGACTGGAAAAATCTGGGAAAGAAATTTGCAGAAGGAATTACCGGACTAGTAAAAGAAGTCAACTGGAATAATCTGGGGCAGCTCATAGCAAACCGGTTTATGATTACCTGGGATATCTTTAATGGAATGGTACATAATCTGCCATTTTCAGAAATCGGAAAAGCGATAGCGGATGGTCTTAATGGAATCTGTTCAAGAATTTCTTTCCGTGAGATAGCGGATACGCTAGCAACTGGCCTGAATGGAGCATTTACCACATTGTACAGCTTTACCCGGCGATTTGACTGGACAGGTCTGGTAAATAACATTGCCGGAGGAATTAATACCTTTATTTCAGAGTTCGACTGGAAGAATAATGGGCGCAAACTGGAAGCTTTCCTAAATAGCTTATGCAGTTCACTGGTTGATATGGCAGAAAAAACAGACTGGGAGGCTTTGGGCCAGGGGATTGGTGAAATGCTGGGGCAGATCAACTGGGTGAAGCATCTGAAACAGGTAATAACTGCGATTACCCGGACACTGGGTGGTTTGTTCGATGGTTTGGAGGCAAGCGGAACCGCAGGGAAAATAGCTGCTTTTTTGGGTAAGGCGTTTATCGCGGTAAAGATTGCGGATATAACGGGCATTGGAAGCCTGGTAAAATTCCTTGTTACCACTATTGGAAAGAAGCTGATTACAGAGGAATCAGTACAGGCATTAGCGGGAAATATTTCTAATCTGACCAATGGTGCGCTTGCTGGATCTACATCCGGCATTGCTACATTTGCATCTTCTTTGGGCTCTTTAGTTGGGACTGCCGGTGCAATTACACTGGTCACTGCCGGAACGGTTATGCTTACGAAGAAAATTGCTGAGTTAGTAGAAACTGCGCAGGGCGGAAACGGAATTTTAACTCAGACAGGTGGATACTTACATGATTATGCTGGCAAGATGGGCGAAGCTCATGCAATTACAAACAAGCAGGTAGAAGAACTGTGGGCTTTAGTAGAAGCAGATGAGACTGCCGGTAAGTCAAACAGTGAGATGTATGACAGCATGGTTCAGAAATTGGGTGAATATGGCGTATCGGCTGAGAAAGCAACGCAGATCCTTGAGCAATATGGAGCGCAAGCCGGAGTGTCAAGTGCATTTGTTGAAGAAATGACAGGTAAGGTGCAAGCTCTGGGAAAAGGCTTTTCTGAAAGCTCTTCCACAATAGATACATCTTCAATAACTGTGAAAGAATCAATAAAAGGAATCAGAAGTGTACTATATGATCTCAGTGTATCTTCTAGTGAGTATGCAGGAACATACAGAGGTGTTTTAGAAGTATTTAATAATACAAGCGGATCAGCGGCCAATGCGCAGGATGCTTTTAATATTGTCTATAATGCCCTGAAAGAAGCAGGAGTCCCATTGGATGAGCTGAATAAAAAACTGGCACAGGAGTTTCCTTCCGCAGCTCAGGCGACAAAAAGCAGTGTTGATTCTAGTATTGTTGAGGCTCAGAAGACAGTAAGTAGTTCAACGGGAAAAATGAAAACGGATGCGGAGACTAATCTTGCAGGAGTAAAGAAAGCAGCAGAGGATGCTTCTGGAGGTGTGAACACAACCACAGTGACAAACTGGGGGAATTCGGCATCAGAAGTAAAGAAAAATCTGGATAAAATGAAGCAGACTGCCAATTTAAAGCTTGGCGAGATGCAGAAGACTGTGGAGAGTCATTTTTCAGGTCAGTATAACACAATGACTAAGAAATGGGAAAAAGCTTGTGAGAGAATTGGCCAGTTGATAACTCAGATGGTGCGTAGTACAAAGGATAGTTTAAATGGACTTGCCAGAAATATGAATACGATTGGAAATGAGATGAGCAATAATCTGATTAATGGGATTTCCGGGGCAGTAACAGGAATCGCAGGGATTCTGAATGAAGTAGTTAGTAAGGTTAACAGCACAATCGGCAATGTTAATTCTTCTCTTTCCGGTATTGAGAAGGCATTTACATTTTCTTACGATGTTACAACCCCTGATGGGAAGCGGAGATGGGGTAAATACTCAATGAATTTACCAAGAGTCAATACGGTTCCGTATCTGGCTAAAGGCGCAGTCATCCCACCTCGAAGCGAGTTCCTTGCGGTCTTGGGCGACCAGAAACAGGGCAATAACATCGAGACGCCGGAGGCCTTACTCAGAAAGATCGTCCGGGAAGAAACTGCAGGACGGCAGACTGGCGGTGGAAGTTGGCGATTTACGGCGCAGATCAATCGCAGGACGCTGTTTGACGAGATGATGAAAGAAGCGCAAATGAGACGAGACACAAGCGGCAGAAACCCGTTTGAGATGGCATAGAATAATTCCCTGTCATGCGGAAAGTGTGGCAGGGGAAATACAGGGAGGATTCAATGCTTACAAGAGAAGCGACTTATGAAGATTATGGATTTTCAGAAGATGAAGATAAGAGATTGGGTGAATTTTGCAAGAATCTTGAGATGCGTGACAAGATATTGCTGTTGCAGTGTGCAGCGGAGGTGTATCCGAACATTGTTGACGAATTATACTGCTGTATCGTAATTGGAATGAGCTATGACAAGATGAACAAAAAGAAGTTTGTTGCGCTTGATCGTAAAGATTTTTATGCGTACCGGAAGAAAACGTTGGCTGTGTTCCGGGCGGCATTACAGGCATGTAATAGATATCCGTTTTAAAGGTTAGAGCAGAACCTGTCAAAACCGTCTGTTTTTATGTTTATGTATTTGAAATATCATTGATTAGTTAGGGGTGATTATTATGGCAAGAGGTATATCAGCAGAGGCACGCGAGGACATCTTGGTGCAGGCGTTTTTAACATGCCCGAATATAAGTGAGATATCTAAAAAGACGAAAATTCCCAGACCTACAATCTATACTGTAATTCACACAGACAGTTTTCAACGTAAGTATTCCGAGGCGAGAAATGAAGCTGTAACGGGAGCAATCGCATACCTGCAAGGTAAACTTGGAGAATGTGCAGCAGTGCTGGTCAATACGGCTATTGATACGGAAGTACCGGCACAGATCAGAGTGAACGCAGCTAATGCGGCATTGTCACAGTGTTCTCAGTGGACAAAAAATGTAGATATGATTGAACGTCTGGAAGCTATGGAAGAATTGATGTCACGAGTAGAACAGGAACAGAAATTACAGAAGAGAAAAAAATAATAGAGACATGAATTGTATAAGCTTGATTTGGTAGAAAGGAATATTAAATGCCGAGAAGAAATAAGCGTGTAACAATAAGAGCTACGAGTGTGCCGGAACTGCATCAGTGGCTGAGAGCTTGCAAAAGGGAAAATGCCAGAAAGAAATCACAGGGGCATAATGGGACGAAGAAACAGACAAAGGATCTGTATATTTAAAGGCGGTGGTGAATTATGGGAAGTCCGTTGATTAAAAGGCTTGATGCTTTATACCAAAGAGCTCAGATGGTAATGAAAGTGCAGGCGGATCATGCTCCGTTTGTATCCATAGCTCCATGGAGTTTTATAAAAGATGAATGTATCGTGGAATATTATCCAGAGGGACATTATCAGAAACCAGAGCAGATAACAACTACACTTCATGATGCATTAATGATAGCTCAATATTATTACGAATGTGGGGTGTATGTTCAATTTACAATGAGCCTGTGTATAGAGTGGCTGTTCCTGTATGTGCGTGATGATCCCCGGTATTCTCCGCCACAACAGAAGTCATGGTATACAAAGAATGTTGAAGAATATCCAGAAATAAAAACTATGTTGGAGAGTGAACAGCGATTTGAAATTATTGGAACATTGCGAAGAATGCCTCAGAATTTCCCTTTTAAGGGATTGCCTGATGATATTAAAGATGATTACAAATTGATGGATTTTTAGACAAAAAATGACGGGAGTATGGGAATTCGTGGACACGATAATGTGCACGTAAAAGAATTTTGTAACACGATAACGCGCGCATAGACATTCGGAGATTTCGGAGCCCCTAAAAGAGTAAAATGCGTTAGAACGAAGCCTGAGCGAACCCCGAAAAATAAGACTGTAAATATTATCGAACAAAACAAAAAGGAGATTTTTATGGATGGCTGTAACGAAAATGTAATTGAGTTTATGACCAATGATACCAGAGCAACCTTATCATTCTCACAGGGTCGGTATAAGTCTGTGATCCGTAAGCTAGCAGAGAAGCACCCAGAAGATTGTCAGATTATTGCGGATAACGAGGACGGAAGCATTTGTGCTCATGTTCCGGTATCCTGGCTTCGGATTTCTCCGCCAAGGCAGTATACAGAGGAACAGCGGCAGCAGATGGGAGAACGACTGAGGCAGAATAGGTCTGAAAATACAGCAACACAAGGATAAAACAGGGCGAGAAACGATTGCAGAGTGTTTGAGGTAAAGTTGTAAGGGAGAGCAAATATAAAGGCTAAATGAGCCGATAAAACAGTAGAAGCGGTGATGCTGGCAGTTAATAATAATCCTGCTGCCGAACCTGCGGTTCAATAAAGAATCTATTATGAGAAATACGGTCAGGCGTTATTGCTGATTTTTCAGTGTTGCTCCAATCGAAGCCGTGAGGAAGCAGTGAAAATGGAAGTAAAACGGCGAGAACAGGGAGTGCTTGAACTGTCGATTAACAGTCGATATATTTGATCGAACAGGCGAGGAGCAGGCGAGAAATTAATAAATTGATGGAACAAGATGGTATTTTTGGATATAGCTAAAGAAAGGCGTACAGTATGAATGAACTTGTTTATTTAAAGAATGATGAAGCTGTGTGTGATAGTTTGCAGGTGGCCGAGAAGTTTGGAAAGAGGCATGACAAGCTGATAGCCGAAATAAGAAGAATGTATGGAGAGTTGATAGGAAAAAGAGGTGTCCAAAATGGTGGAGCGAAATTTTTCTTCGAATCAACTTACGAGAATCGTGGAAAACGATATCCTATGTTTTTAATGACGAGGGATGGCTTTTCGTTGTTGGTAATGGGTTTTACCGGGAAAGAAGCTCTTGAATGGAAATTGCAGTATATCCGGGCATTCAACCAGATGGAAAATTTTATTCGTGAAAAATCTACTCAAATGTGGATTGAAACCCGAAAAGCAGGAAAGCTTACCAGAAAGGCAGAGACGGATACAATCCAGAAACTTGTTGAGTATGCAAAGGGACAGGGCAGCAGCCATGCAGAAATGCTTTATATGACTTATTCCAGGCTGGCAAATAAAATGGCAGGAATCAATAAAAGGGACGAAGCTACGGTGATGCAGCTTAATAACCTGTCTTTAATGGAAAATATCATTTTGCATGAGGTTGATCTGGGAATTATGCAAGGGAAACATTATCAGGAGATATACAGGGATTGTAAGAAACGACTTGAAGCGGTGAAAGATTTGGCATACCTCGAAGCGGTATAAGAAGAAAATAGGGATAGTAAGAGATATGGGTGATTTGCAACGGGAAATTGACAAATTCCTGAAGCTGGCATATAATATATTTATCAAGACAGCCAGTAAGGGAAGTTAAGGTTCCCCGTCCTGGCAAGATATATGTTTAAGACGTAGCCGCCTATTCTTTACCAGAGAGCAGGGCGGCTATTTCTTATGTGTGTATGTAAGGATAGATACAATTAAGCTGGCTGTCGTCAGGATTATCATAAATATCTCATAATCGCTCATAAGCATCCCCTCCTGTCAAAACTCAGGATCTGGGGAACCACAGCCGCTCTACTGGCTGCCTGGATAAATATACTATATTTGATTTCTATTCTGGGCTTCCTTAATTCTTTGCTGTATTAATTGAACGTTTAAGTCATCCCAATAATTGATGTATACAAGAGTTATATGATTTTCAATGCTGAGTTTGAGCTTTTGCTTGTCGCGCCATTGTTGCTTTTCAAAGCCATCTTTTCCGCCGAAAAAATCAACAGGTTCAAAATGTTGTTTTCCCTGATATTCAAAAGCTAGATGAAGACTTGGAATAAAAACGTCATAACTCAATTGACTATTCCCTTGTTTTAAGAAATCGGCACGATATTGATAGTAAACAGGCTTTTTAGGAAACATTTGGGTTATTAATTGAAACATAAGTTGCTCTGATTTCCATTTATTTTCTGGAATTGAATATTCATGTAAATCAATATCTGCATACATTCCCTTTTCAATGGATTTTAATAATTCTACATCATTATAAGATTTCATATATGCAGTGAGCCAGCAAAATGACATTCCTTTTTCTTCGATACCGAGTTTTCCATTTCCTAAATTTTTCTTTCTCCATGAAATATCAAAAGTACCATTCAAACGACCGGTTAAAACAGTATGCATATCGGAATTAAAAGTAAATAAATATTTTAATCCTGCCCAAGTATTGAAGTGTTTTGGGTTAGAACATGTAACGCAGGCAAACAAGAGATCTGAACCAATGTCATATATTTTTTTTAAAGTTTGTTTCGCATTGGTATGACAAATTGCAATCCCATGATAAGGCCCTTCTTTAAGATCGAATAGTGCATAAGAATACGGAATTCCCTCCCATTTGTTGTATAAATCATTTATTTGTAGATTAGGAAACGCAGCATTAATTAGTTCATACTTACTTATGTGATATGGATTTGAATAGCCCAAAATACCATTAAATCCCCAGTAAGAGCATAAGGGGATTGTGCGAGTGTATTTTTTTATTCCGAAATCATAATGTCCAGCATCGAATATTTCTTCAACAACAAGTGAATTAGTAAATTCGATATTTATAGAAATATAAAGGATTAATGTATTTTCAATAATATATAACAATCCATAGTCCCAAACGTTAAAAACTTGATAATTACAATTTTCAAGAAGACTCTTTAATCCTAATATATACGATTCGAAAATTTGTTTGGTATTTGTATCAGGAATCGGTGTTACTATTTGGTATAATCCGCGCCTGATATCTTTATCTATTTCTGAAAAATTAACAGAATTGTTATAGTAATCGACTGATTTTCCGGAATTTACTATAGAAGATGGGACCAGAATATAAATAGGATCAGTATGCGGAATGCCCCATAATGGGAAATTAGTTTTTATAATTTGAGTATGAGAGTATTTCATGTTATTAATCGGTTACTTTATCCCCGTTAGGAAGAATAAACGAACTTTGGTAGATACATCCTGCTGCTTCTGCTACTTTTTTGAGTTCTGCTGGAGTAAATCCCTCTCGCTTTAATTTTTGGTTAAATGCTTGAGGACTTGAACCATATAAGCGAGCAAGTTCAGATACACTTATACCGAGTTTGACACATAATATTTTGACTTGTTCTGAAACTGCCATAATAATTCACCTCTAATATTTGATGTTTGATATATAAATAAATTATAAACGATAATATTTAAAAAGACAACATTAAAGTGGAAAAAAGAAATAAAACTATTTAAACAAAACTGTTGACTTTATAAACATAAACGTTTATACTATAATCAGTTCAAGGGAACAGACAACAGCCGGGAGAGCCGAAAGCCCCCAATACTTCAAGCCATATACCTGTGAGAAGCGCAATAGGGCATATCAATAGTCAGGAAGATGCTTGAAGGGCTGAGAGACCTTGAAAAGCAAAGGAGGAATGCATAATGAAGTACAATCTCAGCAAAATCATGTTGAAAGCATGGAAAGTTTACCGCAAGACAAAGAATATCAGCTTTGCAGAAGCACTTCACAGAGCATGGTTATCGGCAAAGGCAGAAGAAATCAATGCAAAGAGAATCGAAGATGCGAAACATGCAGCAGGAATCACAGAGGAAACCAATACCTTTGCTAAGTGGAAAGAGCTTGGTTATAAGGTAAAGCATGGAGCATCAGCATTATTCGGATGTTCTCTGATCTGGGGAAGCAGAGGAGATGGGGCAACATACAAAGCCAGTTTCTTCGGAAGGTCTCAGGTAGAAGCAATTTAATAAAAAAGCCCTTACCGGACTGGTACTCCGATAGGGGCAAAGTAACCCGACAAACGATCAAAATTGAGGGGTTGTGCGTATTATAACATACTCATTCCCCTCAGACAACAAAAGAAAGGAACGAAAGTATGATATCAGTAATGGACGTTCTTGTAATTTTTTTGAGTGGATTTATATCTGCTAAAGTATGTGATTATGTACACGAATTAGAACGAGAGGAGAATGAAGCATGAGTAAAGAAAAAACATTAAGAACATTAGAAGAAACAGAAGTGATGCAGACCGCAGGGATTCCGGCACAGGAGACAGAAGGAGCAAACGTAGTTCTTGCAACAGAGATTATTGCAGACCTTAAGAAACAGTTAGAGGAAGCAAAGGAAGAAGCTGATAATCTGGAAAAAGACTGGGAGTTTTGTTCACAGCAGAGACTGATTCTTGCAATGCAGACAGACATTATCGATTTTACGCTGAAAATCTTTGATTATAAATGCCTCAGCATGGCTTTAAGCTATGTAAAGGCAGTATGCAATCAGCAGCCGCCGGAAGAAGAGGAAGAACAGGAGGGCGAAGAGTGATGAAAAAATGTACATTAACACAGGTCCCTTGCAGAGAAGCAATCATGGAAGTGGTTCAGAGCAACAAAGACAGAAGATCATTACAGCACACCTATGAGCTGGCAGAACTCTTTCAAGTGGCTTGTTCCAGTAATGAAGCATTTATGGAATTATCAGAGGAAGATCAGGAGCGTTTCTGGCTGATTACAGATGCTTTAATGATGAATGATCTGGAAGACCTTAAGCGAGTACATAACCTTGCAAATTATCTGATGGTAAAGCGGATTAAGGATAATGTAAAAGCGGTGGAGGCGTAACATGGACTATAAGAAAGAGATTATTGAAATGATACAGAAAATCAATAGCGAAACAATGATGAAATTTATTTATGGATGCGTAAAAAGGGCGTACAAAGAAGAATGCAGCGAGGAATAATATGGACTACAAAAAGAAACTCATAGAGATGTTAGAGAAAGCGGATCACGACCAAACATATACAATCTTCAGATTTGTTTGTAGCTTTCTGGGAATTAAATAAGGCAACCAAGGGCGGCGGACTGCTGCCCTATTGCTGATAGAAAGGAGAGGTGTCCTATGGCAGCAGTGAGAAGAGATAGCAGAGGAATTGTCTTGGAAAAAGGTGAAAGTCAGGATAAAAGTGGTAAATACCGTTACAGATATTATGATGATATGCAGCAGGCGCATGATATATATTCATGGAGACTTCGACCGGAAGACCCGATGCCGGAAGGGAAAAGGCCCGGATTAAGTTTGAGGGAAATGAAAAAAAGTATTCAGAAGGATCTGCTGGATGATTTAAAAGCCTGGCAGGGAAATGTGACTATAAATAGGCTTATTGATGAATATATAAAGGAGCAGGAACCATACTGGGAGCCGTCAACGTTAAATAATGTAAAATGTGCTTATAAAGTTCATATAAAAAGTAGCATAGGGAAAAAGAAAGTTAACAAGGTAACGGCAGATACAGTAGACCGATTTTATAGTGATGCATTGAATAACAGAGAACGGCCGATTCAGATCGGAACATTGGAACTGATAAATAAAGTATTAAACGCAGCATTTACATTAGCAGTTAAACGTAATCTTATCAGAAACAATCCTGCTGCGGGATGTATAGGAAACATAAAGCGAAAGAATGGAATTTTACAGAGAAAAAAGCATTCTCTGGAGGCACAGCAACAGGCAGACCTTTTGGAATTCATTAAAACAACACCTAAATTTGATTGCTATTACCCATTTTTTTATGTTCTTGCATGGACTGGTTGCAGAATTGGGGAGTTATTAGGTCTGACTTGGTATGATCTGGATTTTTCACGAGAGATAATCGGTATTAACCATAAAATTACATATATTAAGAAAGACGGACATTATCAGTTTATTATTGGACGTCCTAAAACAATTAGCGGAAACCGCGAAATTCCAATGCTGGGAGATGTAAAAGAGGTTCTAACGGAATTAAAACAGGAGTCCGGGTGGTCAAAGATTTCCATGATCGGAAAACCAGAATTAACTGTAAAAGATACTAGGCCGTTCATTTTTACAAACAGTAAAGGAAATTTAATTGCTCAGGTTACTATGGAGCATGTGCTTCAGCGGATCATTAAAGAATACAATAAACAAAACACAGAAACTATTCAAAATGTAACACCGCATACTTTCCGGCATTCTTTCTGTTGCTGGCTTTGTGAAAATGTTACAGGTGAAAATAGTATGGATGATGTAAAGTATATCCAATCTATTATGGGGCACGGGGATGCCAGCACAACGCTGAATATTTACTCTGAATTAAGAAAAGATAATGCGAGAGATAAGCATGCTGCATTGAAGATTAAATCCCGGAAAGCATAA